TTGGCAATTCTTGACCCGCGAATAGTAGCTTCGATAGAAGCTCGCAGAGACATTGACCCAGCTTGGTGGCGCGTGTATGGCGAGGGTGAATTAGGTACGGTTGAAGGCTTGGTGTTCGACGCGTTCAATCAGATTGACATAGTTCCAGAAGGCGCGAAGTTGCTTGGTTACGGTGTTGATTTTGGCTACACAAACGACCCCTCCTCAATCATTGCTCTTTACAGTTACAACAATGAATTGATATACGATGAATTGGTTTACTCAACTGGTTTAACCAACGCTAATCTGATGCAAGCATTTATCGCAGCTTACGGTGATCGCACGCTGCAAGCGTTCGCAGACAGTTCGGAACCTAAGTCAATCGACGAACTATACCTAACCGGTTGGAGCGGCATTCGCCCGGTGGTGAAGGGCAGCGACAGCATTCGCAACGGTATTCAGGTGATGAAGAGTAAACGCATGAATGTGACCAAGCGATCTGTGAACTTGATAAAAGAGCTACGCAACTATCGTTGGGCAACGGATAAGACAGGCAAGACCATATCACCTGAACGGCCGGTCGATAATTTCAATCACGCAATTGATGCTGCGCGATACGCAGCGATGATGCTTATCGGAATGCAGCACAAACAAGTAATTGAAATAGATATATTTTAATATTTTTGCAAAATGACAGACATAGATCCATTTGATGTTGCGTTAGGTTCAACGCCAACACCAAAATCCAAACCAAAGGCAGAGCCAAAGGTGCAGACAGTACATGATTGCCTTACCTCCGCGCGTGCAGCGCTGAAGGGAGACACATGGCGTGAACGGCGTGCAATTGTATTGCTAACCGAAATTCTTCGCGTACTGAAATGATAGTAATTGCCATCGGCGATAAAGATTACAATCTACCGACATCGTGGAGCGAAATCACGCTATCTCGCTGCGTAGAATTGGCTCGCCTATGCGATGACATGCCTGATGGATTGCGCAAGCTATACGCAGCCTCTGAGCCTTTAGATGACGAGTGCGAAGTGAAGTACTCCCCTGAGTGGTATGGCCGGGTGATATCTCTGCTCGCAGAGGTTCCTGTAGAGTTAATGTCGCAGTGCCAATGGTATGATCGCACGGTAATTTATAGGCAATACTTGGAGAAAATTGTACTTGAGTGCATGGCAAGTCCGAACGAGGTAGAGCAGATAACAACGTTCACTCACAACGGAACAGAGTACCACCTACCAATGTCAGCGCCATCCATGTCGGGCGATCAGATTGGGGCGAACGTCACAACCATTGAGTTCACCGAGTGCGCAGACTTAGAGATATACTCGCGACAATTGAAGGGCGGTAAACTTGAAGTGATGGCGAACATCGTGTCGATATTGTGTCGCCCGAAGGGAGAGAAGTACAACGAGCAGGTGTCGCTGATTCGTGCGAAGGAATTCGCCTCCCTGCCTATGTCAACGGTATGGAGTGTTTTTTTTTCTTTGGTCAATTATATGAACAGCTCTTTAAGCGATTCGCTAACCTTGGCTCAGGAGGTTCACTCGCGGTTACAAAGGCTCAACACGGCACAGGAATAGATGCTTTTGGCTGGTACGGAAATATTATCGACGTTGCCAAAGATGGTGTCTTTGACCGCAATATCGTTAGCGAGAATAGCGTGCAGGCGGTGGAGGGTTCGCGGGTTTGGGACTTCTTCCTCTACCTCAGCAAGCGAAGGGCTGACAACGCATTCGAATCAAACATTAACAGGCTTTAATATATGGCAACACTTACCGCTATTATAGCTCGTTTCAGCGACAATGTCGATGCTTCCGGTACGATTAAAACATTCGTATTTGATGACCTCACAGCGACTAATGCGGACCGGGCGAAGCAGTACCCATTGGCGTTGTTAAAACCCGGTTTCAGTACCATTGACGACGTGACTAAGCCGACAGGCACAATGGAAACGCATGACCTGCGGTTGTATGTCATGGATACATTTCACCAATTGGAGCAGAAGCAGAAGAGTGAGGTTGAGAAGTGGGATGAGTTGAAGGCAATGGGGTTGGCGTTGATCCGCAATGTGCAAGATCGATCGACATACAAGCTTGTCCCTGCATCGGTTAGATGCACACCAGGGCACTACCAACACAACGATGACTTGATGGTGGTCATGTTTGAGTTCAAACTTTCAGCACACATCTGCAATGGCTCTTGACGCTATACAACAGGCAGGGCTTGAAAGCATAGGCGATGCGCTGGTGTTGGCGTTCAAGCGTGAATTGTTGGCGCAGGATCACAGAGCGAAAGGTGAGTTGATTGACAGCATTGCCAAATCTGTGAAGCTCACCATTGAGGGCGGTGAGTTGATCATCACGATGAATGGCTATGGCAGGTATGTAGACTTAGGACGCAAGCCCGGAGCGAAGCCCGTGCCTATTGGAGTGCTTACTGATTGGGTGATACAGAAGGGAATTGAAACGGATATAAGTAGGGCGAGGGGTGTAGCGTTTGCAATTCAGAAAACAATAGTTCGCGAAGGAATTCCGACGCTTGGATCGCTGGCGTTGAATTCGCCAAAGACAGACTTTATTAACCTCGCATACGAGAGCGAGAAGGACAGCATTGATCAGGAAATGCAAGAGATATTGACGCGATCGATGGTCGCGACATTTGATAATTTAGTTCGTGAAACACAAGTAAAATTTGACAAGCAATGAGCGCGAGTGTATTAAATCAGCCTGATGAGTTTCACTCGGCACTACGTCCGAGTGTTTGGGATTTCACAAGCAACCGCGACCGGGCCTATGTGCGTGCGGTGTCGAGTGTTGGTAATAGCGGAGGGTTCGCTCAATTCACCACGACGTTCGCGCACGGATTTGTTGCTGGCGACATCATCGATGGATCATCGTTTGGCGTGTCAGATTACAATGTGGTGGCAACGATTACAGCGGTCGGCGCCTTGACCATTACCACCGATATACCTTACAACGGCACTTCGATTGGCTTAGTGACGCGCAGAAACAACAACTTTAAGATAAAGGCATCTGTGCGTGCGTTCAATGGTGACTTCATCGTATTCTCATCGGTAGCGGTTCACGCATCCGGCATTGAGCTCACATGCAGTGCGGCGCATGGTTTGGATGGTAGTGAAATTATATTGATTGACAACTCACAGTACTACGATGGCATTTACGGCATAGAACTACTGACTGCTGCTGACAAGATCGTGGTCAACGCGACGTACACAGACACAGATCAGGGTAGCGTTCGCACATCGGAGATTGTGGGGCAAAAAGAAAGTCAGGCGGTGAGTGCGAACATCATCCCATACTCGGTTACAGGCGTGACTTCCAGTTCAGGAAATGCCCGGTACGCACTATCAACAACTCACTCATTTAGTGTGGGTGATTTGGTGACCGGCGTAGGCTTTACTGTTGGCGGTTACAATGGCGATCAGACCATTATCAGTGTGCCTGACTTGGTTAGCATTGTGACCACTGCAAGCTACTCGGCTAATGATGTGGGCGTGATCAACTCATCACCGTACTACATTTACCGATTCAACTTCTCTGGCATACTGATCAGCTTACTCTATGGCAACTTATATGCGCTCGGATCGGCCAACTTCCAAAGACCATCGGGAGGCAACTGCATACCTTATGCAATCATGCCACAGGAGGTGTTTGACGATGCACAGGGGCTAACTACTGAGGCAACTGTTGACCTATTACTTGACCTGACAAACGCGAGAAAGGCGATGCTTGTAGCGTTGCAGCACACAGACACGCAAGACCTATCGGTGTTCACTCAGGAGAATAGCAGTAAGCAGATGCTTACCGATTCGCCGCAGAAGCAGTACATGTCGCTGACAGAAGAGATACAATTGTACGTGCAGACAGACTTGTTGCAGGTCAATATTCGGGCAGAAAAGTTCGATAATAGCGGAGCAAGCACGGGCGAGGTGTCAATATCGCCAGCACAACGTATGCTTGGCAATGTGTTGATGATGCCTGTAAACACCAACCTACTCAGTGCTTCGGAGAGCCGTGTCGATGTGTGGCTGCGCAACAGTATTAGTAATGCGCAGGTGAGCGAGAAGAAGTCTGTCTATCGCATATCAGGATGCTCAGGATTGCGCTTTCATTTTTTGAACAGGCGTGGCGGTTACGATCAATATACGTTCACCGGTCAGCGTACCAAGTTACAAGATCAAGTTCGCACGGTTTACGTTAAGTCGTTGCCTGTTGGCTTTGGGGTTTATGATCGCGGTGGGGCTGTCATTGGCGTGGTAGCGCGGCAATCCACTGAGGTGTGGAGTGATTACCTGAATAAAGAAACGGCAACATGGTTGGAGCAGTTACTGAGTAGCAGCGATGTGTATGTCGTGCAGGGCGGTGAGCAGGTGCCTGTTGTATTGACCTCTGAAACGGTTGTGGTTACCGATAGCGAGGACATGGTCCGCATGAAGGTGGCTTTCGTTTACGCTAACGACATTATAACGACGTGAATAAATTAGAGGTTTATATCAACGATGAATTAGCAGACATCGCTCCTGATGATGCTGATTTGGCTATCACCTATTCGATTGCAGACATTCAGAAATTGGATGACCGAAAGTCTCGCGTCACAAAGACACTAAAGTTCCCTGGAACAAAGAGAAACCGGGAGTTGTTTGGCTTTCCGGACGAGCCTAATGTCACTGGAGAAGTTGACCAGAGTACACGTCCGACGTGTAAGGTGGTGTATGATGGCGACACGTTGTTGATTGGTTCGTTCAAAATTACAGCGGTCAAGCGTAACTATCGCGATCAGGTTACGGTGATAGAGGGTGTGGCATTTGGCGACAATGGCGATTGGCTTTCTGCGTTGCAGGGAGACAAGCTGGCTGATTTGGATTTCAGCTCTTACAACCACGACTACACTGCTGCCAATATAACACTGAGCGAGGATACCACAGGCACTGCTGGCACGCTTGCGGATGCGGTGATAGTTTACCCGTTAATTAATTACGGTGCGATGGCTGAAACGTCTGTCGGAGTGAAGATCGAAGAGCGATTTCCGGCGGTGCAGATTTACGAGATATTGCGCAGGATTTGGGGATCGGTCGGCTACAAGATAGACAGTGCATTCATGGATTCGGCTTTCTTTCTCGGCTTATATCTACCGTTTACTGGCGATTATTTGAAGCGCGATATTGACGCGATCTCTGAGGCGTTTAGGGTGAAGATAACGGGGTATGATGAATACGATTTTGGAGGTGGTTATATCGCCGGGGCAAGTTCATATTTCTTGCACTCACAATCAAGCACATCTACATTTGGCGGCTTCACTCTTCCATTGGACGATGAAACTTCATCCGGCATGTTTGATAAAGGCGCGAATTACTCACCGACATTGCTTGATTGGAATTATACCGTGCCTGATGATGGTTATTACAATTTCGCGTTTGCGTTCAAATACAACATTGCGCACATCACCAATGGTGGCGCGTCTGTTGCAAGTCAATCAGCTCTATTCAAGATTGTGAAAAACGGATCAACTATTATTCAATCAAAAACAGTAGATGGAAGCAATTACCCCGATAGTTTAACATCACCGACAAATGCAGTGAGCGATTTACTTGAATCAGGTAGTGTTTATTTTGACGCAGGAGATACAATCTCAATCACCGCGCAAATCAATCCTAACAACGACCCGATTGATGTGTCAAACGAATTATACATTTGGAAAGATGGCACATACTTTTACAATCAATGGCTGGACAAAGTTGCGCCCGGCACTACTGTTGATGTGGCTTTCAACCTGCCCGATGTGTTTCAGATAGACTTTATAAAGGCAGTGAAGCATCTATTCAATTTATACTTCATAACAGATCCTGTGACACGCACGATCACCATTGAGCCGCGTGATGATATGTTCAATGGAGAGGTGATAGATTGGACAGAAAAGTTAGACAGGTCGCGTGATATAGATATCGAGTACATCGGCGAAACGATTAATAAGAATTTGGTTTACGGCTATCTCGATGATCGTTCAGATGCGTTCGTTGACAATTGGGAGAATGAACAGAAAGAAGTATTGGCGCAGCACAGGGATAGCATCGATAACAGGTTCAGTCCTGATGGCGATTATGGTGTGGTGAATAATTTGTTTGCTCCCACCATAATGGACACATACCCGGAGATTGGATTGACGCACACTCAAATTCCAAAAATGTGGAATAAGATACAGGAGTTCCCTGACTTCGCGATCCCGCGATTAAAGACAAAATTCGCGCCGCGCATACTGTTTTACGATGGCGTGTACACGCTGCCATTCGGGCAGAAGTGGACGTTTGACAGCACCATCAGAACAGACATGCCGCGCATGTACAGTGTGAACGAACAGGACGTGAACGACAACTCTTTATACTTCAATACCACGCGCAGGTCGCATGGTCTGTTCGAGAAGTATTACCGCAACACGCACAAGATACTGAACGAATCAAAGATTGTTAGTATGTACCTCCACCTGACCGCATCCGACATGTCATCGCTTGACTTTAGAAAGCCTATATTTATTGAGATTGATGGCGATGGGACGTACTATGAATTGCAGGCGATACACAATTACAATCCTGCAAGTAAGATACCAACGAGAGCGACATTGATAAAGAAGGTAGGAGTAGTTCAGTTGACAGATCTTGACACAACGGCGGATATTTACCCACCGCAAACAGAAGCACCTAAGAAGCAGCCACCGAGGGTGGGGTTGCTTACTGTGTCGAATGGCAATATAGTTCCGGTTTACTCACTCGATGGCGATGGCAATTACTTTTGGGTTCAAGTTGGTTAAAATATAAATACAATGGCAGAGCAAACGGTAGCATTTAGGATAGAGGTCAAAGGCACGAAGGAGCAGAACGAGCAGATTGCAGCGTTGACGCGAACGCTCGATCAACTGAAAGCAGCTCAGACCGCCAACAAGCGCGATACTGATGAGGCGCGTGTTGCATTCGAGAAGAACAAAATTGCAATTGCGGAAACGCAGAAGCAGTTGGCGGCGGTGAACCGCACTATTGAAATCAACACTGAAACAACGCGCAAACTTGGGAATAGCTACAATGATTTGACAGAGCAGAACAGGCGCGCCGCCGCTGAGATTCGCAAACTCGATGATCCTCTTGGCAAGAATTACGAAGAGTTCCGGAGGTTGAGCGGTATTGTCAAAACCAATACCGACAAGCTGAAGGAGATGGATGCCGCAATGGGTAGGCATCAAAGGAATGTCGGAAACTATGGTGGTCAGATTAAAGCGGCAGCCGGCAATCTTGGATTGTTCAGCAGGGAAATGGGCGTGCTGCGCGATGTTATGAGCATTGTAGAGCCACTGTATAGCTTGCTTACAGGTAAAACTAAAGCGCAAGAAGCGGCACAGAAGTCAGCCACAGCAGCGACAACGCTCGGTTCAAAGGCGATGGGTGTGCTTAAAGCCGCGATAGCATCGACAGGCATAGGTGCATTGGTTGTGGCGGTAGCGTCATTGTACGCCTACTTTACGCAGACAGCACGTGGCGCTGAGTTGTTCGGTAAAATAATAGATGGGCTTTCAGCGGCTTTCAAAGTGATAGTTGACAGGGCATCATTATTTGGCGAGGCTATAATCGATGCGGTGAGAAATCCGCGTGAATCGATTAAGAAGTTCGGCGAATTTCTGATCAACAATATTGTCAACCGGTTTAAGGCGGTCATTGATATTGTCGGCGCTGCTGGTTCAGCGATCAAGGCACTCGCTACGCGCGACATGGAGGGGTTGAAGAAGGCTGTTGATGATGGAACTACCGCTATTAAGCAATTATACACAGGACTTGATAAGAAGCAACAGGAGGGTATTAAAGACTTCTTCAAAGGCGTAGGCACTGAGATTGCAAACGAAGCGACAGAAGCAGCTAAATTGCGTGGAGAACTGGAAGAGTTGGAAGACGCTGAGCGGGCTTTGAAGGTTGCCAACGCTGAAAGGAACGCGGAGGTTGCGAAATTGAGGTTGGAAGCGGCTGAATTAAATAAGACAGAGGCTGAAAGACAGAAACTGTTGCAGAAAGCAATTGATTTAGAGAATCAATCTTTCGATGCCGCCCTGGCATTGGAGAAAGAAAGGCTCAGAATATTGGAAGCGCAGAAGGCATTAGGCGAGAATTTGGACGAGGACGAAGACGAATTGGCAGAGCAACGGGCGAAGGTATTTGAGTTGGAAGCGCAGCGGTTCGATCGAATTAGATCACTGAAAGCAAAGGAGCAAAAGTTAGATCAAGCGCAATTAAAGGACGAGAAGGCTGCGCTAACAGAAAGGCAAAAGTTTCTTGATCAATTAGCGAAAGACGAGCAGGACGCGCGAGAGCTTGAACAGAAAGATCAGGAAGAAGCGAACAAGGCAATTCAAAAGGAAACAGCAGCTAAGGAAGAAGCAGCGAAAGAGAGAGCTGCAATTGATGTGGCAGAGAGAGATAGTAGATTGGCGGCAATTGATGCGGTCGATGAGGCGACATTAAAGAGTGCTGAAACACAGCGTTTACTTGACGAAGAGCGAAAGAAGAGGAATGAGGAATTTTTGAAATCGGTTGAGGATAGAACTGTTCGTTTAGCGCAGACAACACAAGCGTTGCTGGCTCAGGCGAGTGCCAATGAGATCAAAGATTTGGAGGACAAGGTAAGTGCGCAAGATGCTATCATTGACAGCCAGAGAGAGAGAGGTATTTTATCGGAGCAAGAGGCTAACGCTAAAAAGGAAAAAAATAAGGCTGATTTTGAGAAAAAGAAATTGGAAATCGAGCGCAAAGCATACGAAACAAAGAAAAAGTTTGACATAGCATTTGCGACATTGGAGTATGCTAAAGAATTATCGGCGATCTACGCCAACGCAGCCGCAAATCCTACCAACGCGACAACATTCGGCGCGGCAGGGATAGCTCAGGCAGCAGCATTGACAGCACTCGCATCGGTTCAGTACGCGGCTAATATTGCTTTGATCAGTTCGCAGAAGTTCCATCGAGGGGGTGTGCTGCGCGGGGCAAGTCACGCAGATGGCGGCATCCCATTCACTGTTGCTGGTCGTGGAGGCTTTGAGGCTGAGGGCGGCGAGGCTATCATTAACAAGCGGTCAACAGCTATGTATAGACCTTTACTATCTGAGATCAACGCGGCTGGTGGTGGTAGGCGTTTCGCTTTTGGCGGCGTGCCTTCATTGGTATCGCTACCTGTAAAGCAGACAGCGGTCCAGAGAGTTGAGCAGAACACGCAGGTACAAGCGCAACCGGCACAAAGGGTGTATGTCGTAGAATCCGACATTACCACAACTCAAAGGAGGGTATCTATAAACGAATCAATCGGTGTATTTTGATAAATAAATTCAAACAAGCAATTGCCGATAAGTGCGGAAACGCTACGGCAGCACAGGTAATTGAATATCTACACGAATCAGGCGTGCTGGATGAGCGCACGATGCTCAGGTATGTTATTCGCGACGAATACTACAAACGCCTGAAGGTTGGCGATAGGACGTGTTTCGAAATTAAAATCGATCTTGCAATTGAGTATGGAGTGAGCGATACGACGGTGAAAAACATCATATACAACTACACTGACATAAAGGTATGATTGACCTACTAAGCGCATGGCGCAAGGCTTTCAGCGCGACAGACGAGCAACAGGCTTTGGCAGAAATGCGTTTAAGGTCGTGTCGGTCGTGTCACTTTTATGGCGAGCTATGCGGCGTGCCGTATTGCCGGGATTGCGGCTGTCCTTTGAAGGGTAAAGTGTACGCTTCAAACCGTTGTCGTTATTGGGATTCCTGATTTATTCTAAAATCTTAGACTAAAAGCGCGAACACACTGATTTAATTTTGCAACCAATGGCAACACGAATAGACATTCTTGGTCACATCGGTGACTTCGGAGCAGACAAGCAAACCATTCTCAACAGGCTTGCAGAATCCGAAGGAGATGTTGAGTTGAACATCAGTTCACTTGGTGGCTCTGTCGACGATGCCTTTGCCATTTACGATGCGTTAAAAGCGCATAAAGGTCGTAAGGTTGCTAATCTCACAGGCTTTGTGGCATCAGCCGCGACAATCATTGCAATGGGCGCGGATGAAGTGCTGATGAGCGAGAACTCTCTATTCTTGGTTCACAAATCCTCTCAGGGAATTATGGCTTTCGGCGGTTACAATGCCGACCAAATTGATGACCTGATAAAAGAACTACAAGCGGCGAAAGAAGTCGGCGATAAGGTAGACTTGATCATTGCTAATATCTACGCCAAGGCAACCGGAAAGAGGGCTAAAACAATGCTCGATTTGATGACAGAAGATAAGTGGTTGAGCTACGATGAGGCATTATCTTACGGCTTTATTAACGGTAAAACCAAAGGGCAGAAAATCAGCAACGATGCAATCTTGAAGATGGTTGCTTCTGCCAAGGCTGCGCAACTTCCACCAATACCAACCAATAAAACAGATATGGATATATTAAATGCAATCACCGACCTCCGCACATTTATCGCGGAGAAATTTAATACCGCGCCATCAGCACTATCAGCGCCATCAGCGCCATCAGCGCAAGAAGTGCGCATCATGGATAGCGCAGAAGTGACAGAGAAGATCGCTTCAATCGAGGCGGCGGTAACAGCGAAGGATGCAGAGATTGCAGCCAAAGACGC